ACCTTCGCCATTTGCTAAAGCAGATGTAGCATCTACCATAGCGTATAATTTTAGCTTCATAGGTGCGGGTAATGGAGCCGCCATTATAGCTATCTTAGCTATAGTCTCTATTGGGTTATCAATAAAACTCTGTATTTGAGCTTCTACAGATTTAATAATAGGTTTAAATATTTTATCGTTAACCCAAGACCCTACATCTAGTATAGGATCAAGAATCTCATCGTCGATAAAATCCCAAACGTCATCTAATGCGCCTGTAGCTTTGTCCCATACCCAACTCATGCCGCCACCTTCTTTTTAACGGGCAATAATAAAAACACTCCATACACAGGGTCTTTTTTGTGTTTTGCAATGTGTATATTGCCACCTAACTCTACTATAGAAGGATGGATTTTTTTTAACAGAGGTACAAGTCCCCCTGCATACTCCGCTTTAAACTCAGCATAGTAATGAGTAATACCTTTCCGCATAAGATACTTAGCAAAATTTAAATAGTTTTGAAGGGTATTTTCTCCGGTATCCACGTTCATAACGTGACCTTGCATCTGCGTACCTTTCTTCTCACGATGCCCTAGAAACACGGTGTTACCAAACTGCACAACATCTGCGGTAGGCAACGCTATTTCGGCAGCAATAGCATACCCAGCCGCGTCAATAGGAACTTTTCCAGTACCTACATTTTCCATAAAAGTAAGTATAACTTCTTCTTGAGGCGCTTTTCGTTGCTTACTATCTATTACTTTCATTACGTAATCTCAAGTATGCTAGCTACGACGTGCAGTCTATTGGCAGTGGCAGCGGTTACTTTTATTATCTCGCCTGTCTGTACTACTAACGGGGCGGTCAGTAGTTCTACTGTACCATTAGCACCAACGGCTTTAACCTTAAACAAGCTAAACACTGCGCCAGCAGCATTAGTTAGGGTCACGGTAACAGTGTCTGCGTTACCAGAGTCTTCTGATACCAATATAGACTTGACGATGCCGGTAGTTAACGCTGCACAGGTATACAGTGTAGTTACACCCGTTCCGGTTAGATCAACCTTTGCATTTACGTATGTATTAGCCATTAGCTCATAAACCAAGTATTAGCTTCAGCCTGAAGGACAAGTGTATCATTCCTCAAGGCTTGGTCTAGTTGATTAAAGTACAGACGTAGGGAGTTGTTAAACTTCTCAAAAGCTATTTTAGAGTACTCGTCAGGAGGACTAGGCAGTAGTGGAGCAACAAACTCTACCCCGTAATTCGTAAAGTCTACAGACATTACCTTCTCCCATCAGGCCGCATATCTATGCGAGGTGAACCTAACTGCCACGTTACTCCCTGTGCTGTAGACTCTACCTTAAAGCTAACCTGCCTACCTCGCACACGCAAGAATATCTGTTCTGTAAACTTCTCAACAGGAGATGTAGCTGTCCTAGTTACTGACCCGCCACTATTACCACTCTCCGATAACGGGTCGTTAAACCCAGAGCCTGAGTTCTGCAACGCAGATAGAGACATACTAACAACAGGAGAGTCAGCCGTAGACCCATCAAAAGTCACGTCAGGGATCATACGCGACACTAACATAAACTTATGCCCATCATCTAGGTCAAACTGTGCAGACGTAATAGAGGCTGTTATAGCCGCTGTGGTGCCAGTTTCGGCATCGTCTAACCCTACTTCGTGTTGTACTAAGTTATTGTTGTTAGTAGCCGCTAGAGGAAAATCTCGTATACCAGAGTCTAACCACGCTGTACGTGATAGCGTACCGTAGTACCATATCTGTTGCACGTAGTTGTATACAACGTACCTATCGTTTGTGTTGCTACTAGCAGAGGGGTAGAACCACCATATCTCGTCAAACCCTTCGTTAGTACTACCGAATATCTGCTGTATGTTGTCACGGTTTATGTCGTCAAATATGTACCGCTTTACGTTACAAGGCAGTACTTTTACACCGCCATCATACATGTAGAACTTGTCTTTACCGAACCAGTAAGCCACGTTATCGGCAACAGCTACGCTGTTCTGAGACATAATAGATGCGTTCTCGCCTACAAGCTGCGCTGCCCATACAACAGGTGCGCCAACATACTGTAACGAGTACACAGAGAAATCAGTCCACACTAACAGTTCTTGTCTAGTTTGTTCGGCTGCAATTATCTCAGAGCCACGAGACAGCCTAAGATCACCTGCCTGTGTTGTTGCCGTAGGTGTCCAGTTAGTAGCATCTTCTTGGTCAGACCATCTAATAAGCATAGGGTCTTGTGTAGTAGTTCCTAACGTATTAGCACCGAAGCAAAACACAAACCTGTTAATATCTGATACGAGTATTATGTTCTGTGCTGTAGGTACATTAGATGCACCAGCCTCTGCGCTAAGTAACGTAGCGGGGTTTCCTAGAGGAGTATCGTCAGAAGCGTCCCAGAAGTACAAAGGACTGCCCCTAAACCCAAGTATTAAGTCTTCTCCAAAATTACCTTGGCTCCATATACGAAGGCTTTCTGTACTAGCTCCCCCGTTACCCCACGTACCTTCTCCCCATGTACCGGCACTCCAACCTACTAAGGGGGATTCTAGTGATACTCCCGTATTAATTTGGTATACAGCCGTGACCGTACCGCCACCTGTAGCAGACGAGCTAGCAGTTGAAGCTGCTGTAATAGTGTACGTATTTCCGGTAGCGTAAGTTATCTGAAACTCACCGTTAAGTGTAAGCCCCCCTGCCGCAGAAGCGTCACTAAAAGTAACAAAGTCACCGTTACTATACCCTCCATTAGCATCAGTAACGGTAACAGTCGCAGAACCACTAACAGTAGTAAACGGGTTTGTAAGCGTGACAGTAGCGCGTATAGGCGTAATATCGTAATACGCCCCACCATCCTCTAAGTAATATTTAAGGTGTGTCCCTACACTGGTTATAGTTAAGTTAACTAAAGTCACCCACGAATGAAGTGACCGACATATACCTAGAAAAGTGTTAGAAGATATACGCTCCCACCCACCAATCTTCTCAGGCATACCTTGACGGAACCGCACCTTATCACTTTCGTACCATCCACCCTCACTCGTATACCGTGTATTCTCGCGGTTAACTCCGGGTTTTAAGGCTAATTTTTGTAGCGGCATAGCTCACCTACACTTTAGTCCAGTCTTTGTTCTGCCATAGTAATGCTTCTGCTTCTCTACGTCTAACTAACCCGTCTAACACCTTACCTCCAGCCCTGTTCCAACGTTTTATCTGGTGGGGTATATCAGCACGGCTGCTATCAGTATCGTCGTTGATACGAACCAGCAAAGTAGATTCAGCAAGGTTACCTCCACCAAGATTGTACACCCAAGATACGAGCGCATCGAACTCATGCTGTTGAAGAGGTACATTGACTTGTTTGTGTACAATTTTTTCAAATTTAAATAAGTCGTCTGCAAGTGAAGTCTCAGCCTCGTCTTGCGTACAGGTAGCTCCTTCCTTAACTCCCTTAGTTGTTCCAAAACCGATTGTCCATACTCCCGCACTACACTGATACGCATCTAACCTACAGCCCTCAAATTTTTTAATAAGGGCTATGCCCTCGCCACTAGTCTTCATTTAGCTTATCAACTCGTTCTTTTAACTGCTCAATTATAATACGTTGCGCTTCTATCTCTGTTTTTTGCTTTAACATTAAGACACGAAGACGTTCTTCATCATCAATTTGCGGCATAGGGAAAGGTAAGATCATTTTTCTCTGCTCACTCTCTGTACTTTCTCGACAGACCTCATAGCTCCTAACCCAAGCATACCCATCAACACCGGCATCATTGTAGATGTCTCGATCAAGGGTATCACAATGCCCGACTCAGCTAATGCAAGGCCAAAGTTTGCCATAGGTATCACAATAAAGTTTGATGCCATACCGAGTACGCACACCCAACCAACTGCGGGTCGCCAACCGGCTACAAACATACTACTACTTGCGGCCTCAACTTTGTTAACTTCCAGTTGCCCTTTTGCAAGTTCCTGCGCGTGGCGAGTAGCCATCGTATTGATCTCATGCGCCAGAGCATTCTTAGCGTCTTTGTCTTCAATAAACTTATCTAACAAACCCACAACTGGGCCAACCAGAGACTGCAACATATTTGCCCCCTACGCCGTGTTAAGAACTTCCATAACAGTTACCAGTATGGAGCCTACACTTGTTATACCAGCACCCATCCATTTCAGCCACTTCTCCGCCAAAACCTCAATGCTATTTGCTTCATCTCTACGCCGTCTTTCTTCCGCCGCTCTCATCCGCTTACACTCGCTTTGAAACTTCAGCCAATCGTCATAAAGGCCCGGTCTTCCTGCGTAAATCATCCACTCGCGTATCCACTCTTCTTGTTTTTTTAAACGCTCAAGTTGCATAAAGTTTTCAAGATAACTACCCTTACGCTTCTTGTTTGCCCGCCTCGATATGACCGACTTTGAGTTAAAATAAGTGGCACAACTATCGCTAACATCATACAACTCTCGCCCATTTTTTAAAGCAGACTTAATCGTATTAAACGCGGCATTGGCGGCTTGCACCTCTGCCAACATAAATCACTTCCTGCTCATATAGGCCGTGGCTCCGAAATACGCTCCACACACACTGGCTTGGGCAATGTAAAATAATCCTAACAGATCGCTCAAAGCGTTTACTCTGCTGTCGGGCATGATGGGCAACATAAGAAACACTGAAAACAGCACCATGCTTGCCATCGCTACCCACGCCATATGCTTCTGGCTGTCAGCTTTCTCCTCTCGCAGTTCAAGCTCTACTAACTGCTGATGACGTTCAAGCTCTTCGTCAGTAACCGTGCCGTCGCCGTCTAAATCGTACTTCGCGTACTTGCTGGATGGCTCTAGCTTCTTGGGTGTCATACAATCCACAACTTTATTGCGAAGACAAACAATAATAGGCAAATCATAATCCACAGAAAAGCGTCAATGGCAGGTGGCTTCTTCACTGGGGCATCCACTTGAATAAAGCTATGACGCTCAAGATAAACGGGTACATACTCCACAGCATCATTTCTAAGCGGTCAAACCGTTTGGTGCCGGACTCAAGGCGGTTTTCAATATTCTCGTACCGGAGGCTACACTCTTTCTCGTGCGCCTCAAGTCTAAGGATAGCTTCTTTAACTGTTGCCACTTATCTTCTCTCCGCTGATTCTGGGTTTATCCAGCCATTTACCCTAATGTTTAACGGGTCAACAAATACGGGCTTGCAGAACGCAATGACGGGCTTAAAGTTGTCTTCTCTACGCGCTAGTACTCGCGCATCGTTCAGGCAATGCCGTTGGTTAATCCAGTGACTTGCTGTCTGCTCTTCCGCGTCGGGCGAAAGTTGGACTATCAGCGCGAAGACGATAATTAAGTCGCCCATTCACGTTAGTTAGTAGGCTGACGTTGAAGCAAGTTCAAGATGGCCTTGGTGTCTGAGCGTACTTCGGACAAGTCCTGAACAGCGTTATCTAGCTGTATCTCACTGCGAGTCATCTGTTGCTGAAGCTCATCAACTTCTTCCTCAATCTTATCGACCTGCTCAGACACCTCTTCGATGTCTTCAGCGTTCTCTTCCGCCATAGCATCTAGGCTGGCATAGCTAAAGACAGCACCCGTAGCCACCACCACGACAGGCAGTAGACCTAATAAATTCGATAACTTAATTTCCATTACCTATCTCCACCTTAAATAAACCTTGGCCCTTCTTTCCAATAAACTATGCTGTTTCTTCTGCCTTTTGTAACGGGTGTTACCCTATGCGGGATATCGCTTTTAAACATAACAACGCTACCTAACTGATTAAATTCCCGTATAGTCTCTGCCTTGCCTTGTTGAAATACTTGCAAATTTCCGCCTTCGTAATCTTCCATAGAGCTATTAATAACAACAGTAAATTTAAGGTCGAAGTCTTTGCTGTTTGACCCATCTTGGTGCCAATCATAGCTATCTTCTTGCAAGTAAGTGTTAAACAAAACTTTTTTATGTGAAAAATTTTCATCCAAATGATAGCCGTGATTAACTCTATTTGTAACCTTAACTTCATCGTCAATAGAGCCTAAAAGTTTTTTGCAATACTGCCATTCAACTCCTTTTACTGACGATACTTTTTTTAATTTTTTTTGGGCAGTAAACGCGCCGCTATCTGCAAAATTGTCATCGTTATGCAAGGAATACAGTTTGTTTAAATTTTCTATCTCAATTTTTGAAAAAAACTTATCCCAAAAAAAATAACTATACTCTACCATTTTTAACCTTAATGTTAGGTAAGTTTAACCCACTGTTCGCTTTCATCATCCCAGTAATAGTCTTCACCATCGTCTGGAGCGGGCGGAAACTGTGACATATATAATTCCCACTGCGTGTTTGTCTCGTTCCAATAATAGTCTTCCCCATCATCGGGGCGAGGAGATGGACACAACCAAAAACAAGTTTCTTCTTCTAATGTCCAGCTTGGATAAGGTTGCGGCATATAAAAAGCATCCCTACTTGCATCATACGTATAACCAATACCTGCGTAGTTTTTACGTAGCGCAACGCCACCATCAGGAGTACTAGAGTTAGGGGCGTAGTGAACCCCTCCTAGCGTGTTGTATGAAGTTTGCACCCATGTACCTTGCAAGCCATCAACCCAGTCTTGATCGGCAACTATAACTTCAACAACAATATTGTCTACAACCTTTGCAAAATGGCTCATGCTGTGTACGTTCCAGAGCTAGTAAATGTATGGTAGGTATATCCTCCAGCAGAAGATACCGTCCCTCCACTACCTTTTTGGCCGCCTTCATATCGAAGAATAAATACGCCAGAGCCGCCAGCTTTTACATTTCCACTACCAGTGTAGGGCGCACCCCCTCCGCCGCCAGTATTCGCGTCACCTCCGCCTCCCGCGCCGTTACTTGCCGATATGGTTCCACTCTTTCTTCCTCCTCGACCACCGCCAGAATAAGAAGTCCCTAAGCTTTGCCAGTCTAAACCATTCCCGCCGCTTCCTGCGGCACTACTAGTATTATCACCCCCTGCTGATACCTTCCCGCCTCCACCACCGCCGTATGCATTGCCACTGCTATAAATCATCCCCCTACCTCCAGCAGTTCCGTCACGACCACTATTCTGAGCGGCCCCGCCATACGATGTATCATAAGAACTCCCACCGCTAACTTGTTTTTTTTGCCCTCCGCCGCCGCCCGATCCACCGACATTGCCATTATTAGTATTAGAATCACCGTTGCCCGATCCACCGCCACCACCGCCGCCGCCAAGAGGTGTTATGTCGGTGATATCGTCACCAGATATAGATGAATTACTTCCGTTAACACCACTCATATCAGCCGCGCCGCTTGCGCCATGCGCTCCGCCCGCACCTATGGTAACTGATATTTCAACGCCCGGATTTACTTCAACTTCATCTACCGATTGCAATCCGCCACCACCGCCACCTCCAGCCCCTCCGTTATATCCGCCATTAGTTGCGCCGCCTGTACCGCCGCCTCCAGAAGAAAGAAAATAAGCAATATTATAAGGGCCAGATCGAGTGGGAAAAGAGCCAAACCCGTTTACGTTATATCCAAAGCCAGTCATCAATTACTCCTTATGCGTCATTCGCCGCGTCAGTGGTAAAGAACAGCTTAATGCCTAGCAAGCGAGCCGCGCCTGTCTGAGAGTCTGCCGAAACATCTCTAGCAATCTGGAATATGGTCAACGTATCAGCCGCCGCTCCAGCAATGGTCACTGCGCCACTTACTGCCGCAACATCTATGTCGTTTGACGTTCCAGAGTGAGCCTTAGCTGTTGCCACTACCTGAGTCCCAAAGGCCGTGTTTAGGTCTGCACTATCCGCAAAACTTCTACCCGCCAAGCCCCAAGCTACTGTACCTGTGTTGGTTCCCGTGACTGTAAAGAAGGCTTGAAAGGTAACAGTACCTTCGTTCCAAGACTTAGGGAAGATAACTTGAAACTGAGCGAAGTCATCTGCCGCCGCCGCAAAGTCTAAGCACTTTAGTTCTGGGCCGTTAGATAGCTCAACCTGCGTCAGAGCATCACAACCGTTAGTTGTCTCAGGGTACATCGCCGCCGCTGGAACATAGATAGTCTCAAGCCCTGCAACTTTAGCTAATGCACCGCCGACTGCTAGAGTACCTGCTATGGTTACATTGGTTGTGCCGGTGGGAATCTCAATTACATCAGCGTCTGCATCATTCTTAATCGTAACGTCGTTGGTGCTACCCTGACCTGTAAGTATCAAGCCCTCTGCGGCGGTATAACCTATTGCCGCATTGTCTCCTGCCGCTGTGTCGCCATCAGGCTCAAAAGTTGCCGCTGTAGCTACACCAACAATATCAACATTAGTCGTGCCAGTGGGAATTGTTAAAACAGTGCCATCAGCATCATTCTTGAGCGTCACATCAGATGTTGAGCCTTGCCCCGTAACAATAATACCTTCAGCGGCAGTGTAACCAAGCGCGGCGGCATCACCCGAAGCTGTATCTCCTGTGATGTCTGGAGAATTTAACACCGGAGTAGTTAGCGTCTTGTTTGTAAGGGTTTGCGTAGCCGCAATACCCGCCAGAGTATCTGAAGTAGCTGGCAGAACAAGAGTCACATTACCTGAGAACGCAGAGTGCGCTGGAGCCTGAATTTGAGCGTAGTGGGCGTTGCTGGACTCACAATAGAACTTAACTGTTGAAACAGTTCCGCTGTTTTTAATAGCTATATCACCAGCGGATATCTCTACCAGCCCAGCTACTACAGCCTTGACGGTGCCGGTTGGTATCTCAATAACGTCTGTGTCAGCATCGTTTTTAATTGTAACGTCATTTGTTGAGCCTTGGCCTGTAAGTATCAAACCCTCTGCCGCTGTAAAACCTATGGCAGCAGCGTCACCCGAAGCTGTATCTCCATCAGGCGTAAATGTAGCCGCAGTTAAGTCTCCAACAACATCCACAGCACCTGCAAAATTTACAGTGGTTGTCCCTGTTGGAATCTCAATTACGTCTGCATCAGCGTCATTCTTGATAGTTACATCATTCGTTGAGCCTTGGCCCGTCAGTATAAGACCTTCAGCAGCGGTATAGCCTATCGCCGCATTATCCCCTGCGGCAGTATCACCGTCAGCATTAAGAGTACCCGCCGTAAGATCACCAACAATATCTACGTTGGTAGTGCCTGTGGGTATAGTGAGAACCGTGCCATCAGCGTCATTCTTGAGTGTAACGTCTGACGTTGAGCCTTGGCCTGTTACAATTATACCGTCTGCTGATGCATAACCTATTGCCGCCGCATCGCCAGAAGCTGTATCTCCTGCGGGCTGTATAGTGCTTGCAACAAAGAAGTCCCCTGCTACAGAAAGGTCAGTAAGAACGTCATAGAGGGCTGCACCAGAACCTGCACCATCAGAGGCAATAGACTTAGTTTGTCCTGCTAATACTGCTACATTAGCCCCAGAGCCTTGAGTAAACGTAAGAGTGTAGCTAGTAGCATTTTCTATAAACCAGACTTTAGATACGGTGTTGGGAGCCAGAGTTACTGTAGAGGCTTGACCTCCTCCAGTTAATTTTAAATAGAGAGATCGAAGCTCGCCGTTTGTAGCCGTACCATCGGGCATTGTTATAGTAGAAGTTGATGCGTCAGCGACTGCTTTAGTCGCATAGCCCATAGCCTCGCCAATCAACTCTAGGTTAACATTCGTTTCCGTACCCCACGTACCAGAAGATTCGCCTGTGCCAATCTCTTTAAGTCTTAAATCGTTAACATAAGTTGCCATTACATAAACCTCACGCGGCTATTTCTTGCCAATTTGAGTTGGTCTGAGACGTATTTATTAGTCCCCATACATTTGTTGTTCCTATTCCGCCAGTAGCTGAAACGCCTGTAACTTCAAAAGTCACAGAAGAGCCTATTGTGACACTACCTACTGATCCTACACCTCTAACACTTGTAACAGAAACTTCTGCTTTTGCATCTACAACTACACTACCTAATGCACTTGTACCTACAACGCCAGTGGCTGCTACAGCTTCGGGGTCTCCCCATGTAGCAGATCCCCAAGTCCCACGTCCCCAACCAGTAACATCTGACACTACGCTATCCTAATAATCGCATTGCTAGCGTCCGCTGCTGGGAAGGTAATGGTAAAATCACCAGCGGTTGCTGTCTTGTCTGCTCCAAAGTCCAACACGCATACAGCTTTGTCAGAGTTTGTATCGTTATATATCAACGCCCCTCTTGCGGTAATTGTTACCGTAGAGAATGTAAGATTACTAAAACTCGTAAGCCCTGTAGTACCAGAAGAGCTAGGGTTTATATTAGTAAGCGCGGCTCCAGTAGCACTATAGTTAGTACCACTTATTTCACCGGAACTTGTATACGCCGTTGTAGCTGCACCAAGAGATGCCGAGTTAGTATACAAAGCTAACTTGAAGCTGTTCCCGCCGCTTGCTAGAAAGTTATGAGTACCCTCAAGTAGTTCTTTTTTAAACGAGGTACACATCGCTTGTGATATAGCCATTACAGTCTCCTAATAATCTCAGCCATGTCTTTCTGTTGGTTCTGGTTAAGCAATCCTACAAGCGTGGTTCTGTCGCTCTTGATTGCCTCCTCCATATAATACTTTACTGTGTTAAATACTTGTAGTTTAAACGCTTCTGCCTGTTCCTTTATAATAGGATGGCATTCTCCGCCTACAGATACTATTCGCTGTGTAGCCATATCAGCCCAAAACTCAGGGTCATGCCCTTTGTTATCGGTAGTAGTTACTCCCACAGAGCCTACACTTGTTACAGCTAAATCAAACATTTTAACCTACTTTCCTACGAACTTGTCCAGAGCGATAAGTATCTCCCCGTAACTTGCCGTCTCCTAAGTTCTTTAAGAGTAATAATGAATCTGCGAACATCTTATCGTACATAGTTACTAGGTCTTGCTCGCCCTTTAAGAATCGTATAGCCTGTACTAAGGCTCCGTTAAGCAATGCGGAGTCAAACTCATTACCTAACCACGTAGTATTTGCCGTAACAATAGACTCAGGGTAATACCCATAGTGTAATTCTACGTCATATATAACATCGGGAGTTGGCCCTAAAAGAAAACTAGTCTGGCTAAAATAAGCATAATGTTTTGGTAGACTCCCCGTTGCAGTAACAGGGTACGCCTCACGCATAAAGTTTACGTCTTTGTTTAACAGATATGTGTATGACCCACTAGAGTCTATAACCGCCAGACTATACGCATATAGAAAATCAGTAATAGGTACTGTTAAATACTGGTTGTCAGCTTGTGTACGCCCAGTTACATTTTTACGTAGCGCAGGTATCTGTACAGTGTTAAAAATCTGTTGCTCGGCTTGTTCGGTAAACAATGCAAGTTGCGCGTCAGTAAACGAGTTCTCGCATATGTCTGCAATATTCGTTTTTAACTCTGTATAGGTCATAGCCATAATTTATGCCATTGGGCCGCGAGCGTATAGCCCTTTTGTAGCCGCACCAGTACCGCGAACTTTAATTTTACGAGACGTGTCTTTCTTAACTTCGCCGCCGTTTTTATACCCAGTTATCTTCTTTCTAGGTTTCATCTGCATGTCATTACTCCTGTCATACGGTTATTGTAACTGTGCCTACACTGCCTGTGGCTAACAAGGTATTGGGAGTAAGATCAAACGGATCTACCCCTCCACCTACTGGATACCATCCCCACTGTATACCTCTACTACTGTTAGGGCCAGACTCTCCTGTGCTTCTATCAGGACGAGGATTGCGTATAGCTTGTGGGTCATCTACAGGAAACTCACCTAATTTTAACTGCGGATGGTCAGAATTCCAACACTCGATACACGCCTTTAAGTTAGTATTTCGCCCCTTCTCTATTAAGTCACGTAAAGTTCGTAACTTATACTGAAACCCACATATGTCACAGTCAGCTATAGCGCGTTTGTTAGATGCGAACCTAGCGCCCATTATACATACCCAATACGTGGTACAAAACGAGCCGAAGTCTTCTCCCTATCTTCACCAGCAGCTAATGCAAACTGCTCTTCGTATGCTTCTTTTAGCATACCAATTCTGGGCGCAAGGTCTGGGTCTTTCATAGATATGTAATAGGCCAACCCTGCGACTAAACAAGGTAGGAACCTGAAATTCATGTCAGCGGTCTCTACACCACTACCTGCATCTTGTACACGCCGCATACGATAATATTTAAATACATAGTCGTTGCTATCAGGTACAGGCCATACGTTTATTGTAGGATGGTCACGTAACCGTTCAATCCACACCTGTATGGGTCTGCCTTGTGTTAGCTTATTAGGTATAGAGGCGTAAGT